TTAATGGACGAAGAGTCACAGTACAACTTCTTCTTAGACGACTACTTCGACATTCCTCGTCTTATTGAAGATCCTGATAAAGACGATCTTAGAGAAAACGATGACGTAACTGACGATGTAACTGATAACGTAACTGATGATGTAACTGATAACGTAACTGATGATGTAACTGATGATGTAACTGATGACGTAACTGATGATGTAACTGATGACGTAACTGACAATGTAACTGATGACGTAACTGACAATGTAACTGATGACGTAACTACTACTACTACTACTGATGACGACACTGACGATGACTCAGTAGTTGCAGACCTTTTTGAAGACGTTATAGGCGAATCAGAACAACGAATTTTAGACGAAATTGCAAATGCTAATTACGCTACTCCTCAAGACATTGCAGATGCTCTTGAAGAAGCTAACCTATTAACAGAAGACAACTTAAGAACTACATTAGAAAATGCAGGTTTTGCAACCCCACAAGATATTGCTGATGCGTTTGATGCTGCGGGCCTAGCAACGCCACAAGATGTTACAGACGCGATAGCAGCAGCAGGTTTAGCAACACCGCAAGACGTTATTGATGCGTTAGACGCTTTTGGTTTTACTGATGCACAGCTAGAGCAAATTGCCGGTGCATTGCCCGAAGGTTTGACAACTGACCAACTAAACACTGCATTAAGCGATGCGTTAGCTGGCATTGCTACAGGCACAGATCTTGATACTGCCACTACAACAATTACAGATGCCATTAGCGGCTTAGGCTTTGCTACGGCAGAAGATGTAAGAACAGCTCTATCTGAATTTGGTTTTACTGATGCACAGCTAGAGCAAATCGTAGGAGCACTTCCTGAAAATTTAAGTTTAACCGATTTAAACGACGCTTTAAACACGGCTTTAGAAGGTCTTGCATTAGGTACTGATTTAGACACTGCAACAGACACTATTATTGACGCGGTTAGTGGATTAGATTTTGCTACGTCCCAAGATGTACGAGACGCATTAGAAGCCTTTGGGTTTACTGATGAACAGCTAGAGCAAATTGCTGGAGTAATTCCTGAAGGTTTAACGTTAGCAGAATTAAACAACGCCTTAACTGATTCTCTTTCTGGAATTGCATTAGGTACTGATTTAAACGAAGCTACAACTACTATTACAGACGCAATTAGTGGTCTAGCGTTTGCAACAGCAGAAGACATTGAAAATGCTCTGTTAGGGTTTAATTTTACTCAAGATCAATTAGATCAAATTTCTGAATTAATCCCTGATACGCTAAGAGCAGGAGAAGTAGAAGATCTATTAGAAACTGCTCTTACTGGGGTGTCTACACAAGAAGACGTAGATACGGCCTTTACAAATCTTACAACTAACTTGGCCGAAGGTGTTTCAGGATTAGAGGCTGGACAAGAAGACATACTAACAGGTCAAACAGTAATTGGAGAAGAAATACAAAGTGTTGAAGACATGCTTATGTCTAGCACAGGACTTCTTGCTGCATTAGGTGCTGCAGGTCTTGGCGGCGGTGCTTCACGGCCTGTTGCTCAACCGTTTAAAGGTTTTAAAGAAACATTTGAGTATGCTCCAAAAGAAGAAGCACCAGTACAGCTACAAAAAACCGATTACAACCAAAAAATTGACAGGCTGCTTGCGTTAGGAAAAGGGTCAAACAGAAAAGGGATGTTTAACATATGACAAGTATTCTACCAACTATGCCAACAAGACTTCAGCTAGTCAACTCTGTGCTGAGAAGATTGCGTGAGCCTGAAGTAGACTCAGTTAACGAAAACTCTTACAGTAAACTAATAGGCGATATTGTTAACGATGCTAAAAAATTAGTAGAAGCTGCTTGGGATTGGTCTGCCTTAAGAACAACCTTAACAATTACTACTTCAGCAGGCGTTTTTAACTATATTCTTTCTGGTAGTCAGAACAACATTAAAGAACTTAACGTAATTAATGACACAAGTAACCATGTTATGACTTATCAGACTCAAAAGTGGTTTGACGAAAAATACTTAATTGAAGATGTTGTGTCAGGATCGCCTCGTTACTTTACATATAATGGCATTCAAACAGGGACTGGAGATACTCGTATTGATGTATATCCAAAACCTGATGGAGTTTACACACTTAGGTTTAACTGCGTTTTACGTAACGACGATTTAGCCGCTGACTATTCTTATTTATATATACCTGCTGATCCTGTGTTACATCTTGCTGTAGCTTTAGCAGCACGAGAGCGTGGAGAAACTGGGGGTACTTCTACTGCTGAATACTTTGCTATTGCTGATAAGTACTTAGCAGACGCAATTGCTATTGATGCGTCTAAACACCCAGAAGAAGTCATATTTTATACAGTTTGAGGTACGCATGGCCCAACAACTAAAAAGTATAAATCTTGTAGCTCCCGGCTTTAAAGGAATCAACACAGAAGATTCTCCGCTGGCTCAAGACCCGTCGTTTGCTGAAATAGCTGACAATGCAGTTATTGACAAACGTGGGCGAGTTGCAGCACGAAAAGGTTTGTCTGTCACTACTACTGATAAGACAGTATTAGGAACAGCAAACATACAGGCTATAAAAGAATTTAAAGATGATGCTGGCAACACCGTTATTTTTTCTGTTGGCAACAACAAAATAATGACTGGTACTACTACTCTCGTTGACGCTACGCCCGGAAGTTACACGATTACTGCTGACAACTGGAAGATAGTTAATTTTAACGACCATGTGTATTTTTTTCAGCGTGGCTACGAGCCTTTAGTTTACGATAATGCCTCTGGTGCAGTACAGGCTATGAGCGACCACACTCACGCTACTGGTGTGTCTAGTACTATGTATGGCAATGAAGTACTAGCGGCTTACGGTAGGTTATGGACGGCTGACTTTAATACAGATAAGTCCACTATTTATTGGTCTGATTTACTAATTGGACACGCATGGTCTGGAGGTTCGTCAGGGTCTATTGATATTACTACTGTATGGCCTAACGGTCGTGATGAAATTGTTGCATTAGCTGCACATAATGATGCTCTAATTATTTTTGGTAAACACAGTATTATTGTGTATTCAGGTGCAACCTCTCCAGCAAATATGACACTTAAAGACACTGTCTCTGGTGTTGGATGTGTTGATAGAGATACCGTTCAATATACAGGCACAGATGTTTTGTTTTTGTCTTACACTGGGCTGCGTAGTTTTGGCAGAACAATACAAGAAAAATCAATGCCAATAACCAACTTGTCAGCTACAATAACAAAAGATATTATTAAGTTGTTATCAGAGCCAAATGAAACCTTTACTTCTGTGTACCACCCAGAAGAAAGTTTTTACTTGTTAACGTTTAGAAATCAAGACATTACTCTTTGTTTTGATATTAGAGGCGCAATAGAAAATGGAGCATACAGAGTAACTCGTTGGCCCGGCACTGGTTTTACTGGTTACGAAAGAAAAGACGACGGCACTTTACTTATCGGCAGTAGTAATGGCATAGGTATTTACTCTGGTAATCAAGACAACGGTAATTCTTACCGCTTTAGGTACTTTAGCCCAGAACTTACATTTGGTGATCCCGCTAAACTTAAGTTTCTTAAAAAGCTTAGACCTACTATTATAGGCGGTAGTGGTGCTAGTCTCTTTATTAAGTGGGGCTATGACTTTAGTACTGCATACAATAGTTCTCTTATCTCCTTAACAACTCAAGGCTTGGCTGAATATAACGTAGCGGAGTTTAATGTTGGTGAGTTCGCTGACGGAGAAAAAGTAGCAAGAGATTCTATCAACGCTAACGGCAGTGGTGGAACTTTGACGATCGGGCTTGAATCTGACATTGACGGGTTCAAATTATCTTTACAAGAAATAAATGTACTAGCACTAGTAGGTAAAACAATATGAGCAATTATACTAAGACTACTGACTTTGCTGCTAAAGATAGTCTACCTTCTGGTGACGCTGGCAAAGTTATTAAAGGAACAGAGTTTGAGACAGAGTTTGATGATATTGCTACAGCAATTACAACAAAAGCTGATCTTGCTTCACCCACGTTTACAGGAACAGTAGTAATTCCTGCATTGACCTTTAATGGGACTCTGACAACAGGAACTATTGATGGAGGTACTTACTAATGGATGAAGACGTTATCGGCACAGAAGAAGTAATGGACATGGCTGGAGAAGAAAGTTCTGGAGGTTTGTTTGATTTCTTAGGCAATCTTACTGATTATTTGTCTGACCCTAGTGTTTTACTTCCCGGCCTTCTTGGGGGTTTGTTAACAGGAAGTGCTTATGAACGTTTGAGTGATGTAGGGTCAAGCGCAAGATCGGCTGCTGAAGCACTAGCGCAGCAACAACTAGAGCAAACTCAGTTTAAACCGTTTACTGTGGCTACAGCTACAGGAAGTCAATACGGAACTCAAATTGATCCTAGAACAGGACAATTTAGAACAACTATGTCATTGTCTCCTCAAGAACAAGCTATGCAACAACAGTTGTTTGGAGGAGCTAGTCAGTTCTTTACAGGAGCTACTGAAGATCCTGCTGTTCGTGAACAAGAAATTTATGACCAAATTAGGGCAGCTACGTCTCCTCAAGAGCGCATGCAGCGTTTGGGTCTAGAAGAGCGTCTAGCAGCACAAGGACGCCTTGGTGTACGTACAGCGCAGTTTGGTGGTACGCCTGAGCAACTTGCGATGGAAAGAGCGCAACAACAGGCTATGGCGCAAGCTAGACTAGGTGCTGCACAACAGGCACGACAAGAGCAGCTGCAACAGGCTAATCTTGGTCAACAATTCTTGGGTACAGGATACATTCCGCAGAATCAACTTCTTGGTGCTACAGCGCCTGCACAACAACTGGCTGCTCTGCAAAACGCTTTGCAACGCCAAGGTGCTACTTTGTTTGGAGAAGCTTCTATGTCTGGTCTTGAAGCTCAAATGTTACAAGAACAAGCTAGAGCAAATCTTTTGGGTCAAATTGGATCAGGGTTGTTGACCGGCGCGTTTAGTCCTCAACAAAGCAATCCTTATGCTGGTCTATTTGAAGGACTTTCTAAGTTTTTTCCGGGGAGTGACGGCTAATGGCTAAGTTTTCACAAGAATTTTTAAGGGCAATGGCAAACCCAACATTTGGACGTGGGTTGTTTACTGCTGCACAACAAGCAGCACAGCTTCCTGCACAACTAAAACGACAAGACCAGATGCAACAAATGCGTCAACAATTGTCTCAAATGGACCCTAATACTCCAGAAGGTTTGGCTGAGTTAGCTCGATTTTATCAGTCTCAAGGAGACATGGCAAA